TCCAGATTGTTCTTTGGTAATCTGCCCTTCTTCCTCAGAAGATTCGGTGTCTACTGCTTTTTCATATTGTAAAGCTCCAGCATTTTCGTAATCATTTTTCTTCCAATCTAAAATCTTAGGGCGGTAATTAGTTACCGTTTCGTTTTCAGGCATTTTAGTATCTACTTTATTCCGAAGCTTGGGGTCTTTCATTTTATATTCTTTCACTACATCAAATAATACGTCTACCGCAAACTCTGATGGTGTTCCCTTCGAGATACTCTTTCGTTCCGGTGAATACTCAGTAAGCCACGACCCTAATTTTTCAACCCCACTTTTCTTTTTACCTTGCTTTTTCTTATTCTCGCGTACAGTGGTACGGCGTTTAGCACTTGACCCGCCGAATGTGGGAGAAAAAATTCCTGAGTTTGTGGATGTGAAAACAGTTCCTGCGCCAGCATCACCTCCGAAACCACTACCACCCCCATCTTCTTTCTGGAGAGATTTTTCATACTTATTGCCTTCAATATCTGCCATATTAGATTCTCCTGCCTGTCCAAAGATTAGCCGCATTACTTGCATATAACTCTGCCACGGTGTTAATGTGTTACTGCTACCACGCTGGAATCGCTTGAGGTATTTCAGTTTTAGGTCGCCAAGTCGTGAGGGGTTTTTATCTGGGTTCCAATCCGATTCTCTAAGTCCTACTATTTGTTCATGGGTCTCTTCGCCATACGCCCTCGCATTTGGGTGATAATCTTTAGCCTTTTCTAAATATTGCCCATAGCCATCAATCAATTCATTTAATCGCGTATGTGCTTCACGAGCAGTCGTACCAAGTTTCTCTACCTCAGGGGTCATTTCTCCTTCGCTCAACGCCTCTTTAGCTTTCGCATGTTTCCCTATTGCCGTAGGGAGATTTTTTAATTCTAGGAGTAATGCTCTAGCTTTTACAGGATCGCCACCTGCGGTTTTCATTGCCCACCCCGCTACATGGGTTGTGTTTTCTTTATAAGAGTTATTTAAATATCCATACTTAGCGTGACCTTTCTCGTTAGTCTGGTCTTTAACGGACGTACTCACATCCGGATGATATCTTTTAGCCATAATATGACCAGCTAATAACTCTACAGGAGCCTCTTCCATAAACCGATGTAAATTTAAGCTTACTTTAGCAGATTTAGATTCCCATTCTTTTAGTGTGGTACTATCTCGAAGCTTGTTAAAACGCTCCTTCCTAAAAATCCTATTCCCCTCATCATGCACCTCATGATCTAGAGAATGCATGGATTCATGAACAAGGGTAGCCATAGATGTCAACGCAGGAATTTTACTCTCATCGAACTTTCCCGTTTCGAGCTTCGTAAGATTACTAAACTCTTTAGGTTCCATGAGGAAAGTCCCGGCTTTTTCGGCATCGCCTAACCATGACGCAGCATGTACCTTTCCAAAGAATTGCCCAGCAAGCCTGACATCAGCAGTCGCTGCTGCGAATCTTTCTCCCGCCCCCGGTTCCCGATCCCTTAAAATACCATACCGGGAACGCATTAAGTGTATCCAATCTTTTGATGACCCAATTTTTAAGTCCGGACTAATATCAACTCGTGTCCCGTCAATATCAAACCCATGTTTTTTAAAATTATCTATTAACTCCCGGCCTACATTTACTTCAGCTTCGTGGGCATATTCAAATTTATCTTGTAGGTCTTTATGTTTTTGGACTGCTGCTTTCACTTTAGGGTGTTTAGCTAGTTCCCCCTGAACTTTCTCTGTCCAGTCATCTAAAGCCGCTTGATCTTTTTTAGAAAGCTTCATATCTTCATCAGCTTGCTGGGCAATCTCTAGTCGCTTGCTCTGGTCGATCTCATCATCTGGATCAAGACCTTCTGATTCACGATGTAAATCCATTAGGTTCTTTTTATACGCCTGACCTTTCATATAGAACTCATGTTTTAGCTTGTCAATAACTTGGCCTTCTGCGGTATCCCGCAACGCACGTTCTATATCTCTTCTCACATCAGACACCTCATGTCTAGCTCTATTCATATCATCTTCAATGCCATCAAGTCCCATGTCTCCATAAGCTTCTTGTAAATCATTTACAGCCGCTTTATATTTTTGGAACCCCTGTTGTGCTTCTGGGATAGATGATTCATCATAAAATGTCCCGCCCTTCGGCCCTTCAAAGGTAGGAACAGGCTCACCGTCCTTTCCTTTAGGAGGTGGCTCACCCTCAACTAGGTAAACTCTTCGTTCGGAGGGGACTTGTAATGCCGCTTGATTTTTAGGAGTTTCTGATTCTTCTCCTAGTGGTTGTATCCCGCCTAAAGGATTAGCGGTTTGTTTAGTAAACTCTAAGAACTTGCTAACATAACCCGATGCGTGTGCTGCTTGTGCTACGTCCTCCGCTTTTTTACGAGATGAAAATGGCCCCTTACTCCCCCAATACCATTTGTTGTCTCGTTGGCGTATAGGCATTACTCTATCTCTGCGGGTGTTGACAACTTATCAGTATCTAACCATCTCTGCAATAAAGATCGTTGTTCATCTTTTGGGAGATAGTGCGAATAAACTTCAAAGGTACGCAGAAATTTCACCTTATCCGTACCCGTGTCAAGTAACTGAAGTAAGTAACTCCTCGCAAGGTTTTCCATTTTATCTTCAGCCATGGTTAATCGTCCTCATTGTCGTCATCTACATCATCGTTGGGGTCTTTACGTTTATTAGACCCTGACGGATCATAACTTACTGTTGGATTAGTTGGGGATTGATTCGGGAAAGGAACCATGAATGTTGCCTTCTTTATCTCACCTAAACCATTAGAAGATAAGTCCGCTACATAGTCTACACCCTTTTCAATGAACCACATTTGTGAACCATCGGGAGATACTTCTCTAATAGTAGGAGCGTGGAACCCTTGTTCATTCAAATTTTGAATCCATGTTTTAGTTATCTCTAACCCCCAAGCTCGATTCTCTGCTTTCTCTTTCCGTGCATCCGCCCACTCATCTACATCCCGTTCTTCGTTAGGAGCTTTGTCATGCCAGTCTGGAGTACGCCCACCAGTGCGCCCCTTGAATTTACGCTCTGAGGCTGGTATAGATTTTTCCATAGCTTGGATATCAGGTAACGCCTCACCTTCTCCACCGCCTTCTTCTCCGCCGCCTTCAGGAGCGCCTCCCTCTTCCCCGCCACCTTCAGGAGCGCCACCCGCCTCTGCTTGTTGCTCTGCCTGTTGTTGTTGCTGTATTTGTTGTTGGAGTTGCAACGCTTGACCTTGCGCTTGCATTTGAACCATTTGCGCCATGTCACCACCAACTACAAATTCCGCTTCAGTAATATCCACATCTTCTTCTTTTAGTTTTATATCAAACCCTAATTGGGATAACTGACTAGCAATTCCTACCCGCTGTTGTGCAAAACTAATACGTGTAGCTTCTGCCTTTTCTTCTGGTGTTGGTAAGACTAAATCAAAATCTGTGATACCAAATGCTTTTAGTATCTTAGGAAATACCTTTTCATGGAATAGTCTTTGATCAGATTCTACTACACGACTCATAACCACTAACTGTTGCGTCTGGGTAGATAACCCACCGAAAGCTTCAGGTGCGCCCTGCCACGCAGGAGTTACGCCCCATACTGCGCCAACACGCTCACGAATCTCTTCCTTGACTGGAAGGTAATCCATCTCTTGTAGCGTATGGAACAATCTTACAAGGTCTACTCTACCACGTTGGTTCCGACTGGAAACCGCAACCATAGGAATGTAGTTCGGGTCTAGCCTAGTTTGTGCTGCAATGTGTTCTCGTTCCTTACGTAAGCTTTCCGCATCGTCAGTAGTAACCATAAGCATAGAAGCTGGCATCTTACGTTCAAAGAAATACCTATATAAGTTTTTATCCATACCAATAAGAGTTAGACATTTCTCGAATACTGTTAGGATAGGTGACCATCCGTAAGTTTCGGACGGTGAGAACTTAGAGACATGTATAATTTCAGTATCCCGTAGATAAATGTGTTGGTTCCTGTGGTAATATTTATACATCGCAGGAACTCGATCATGCCCTTTCTTAGATTTTCCGGGCGTTTCTTCAACGTCACTACGATCTAACGGGCAAACCCAGTGTGCATTCTTCGGTAGTCCCGCTTGATCTAAATCAAATTCTACAAGGGCGGGATTTAACCTACGGATTTCTTTAACTTTAGATCGAATGCCGTGTCCATCATCATAATACTCTTTCATTAGATATAAAAAGCCATCATCCACTGTATTTATATCAGTATGGAATTGGCGCAAAACCGCTTCAAGGCTTTGATCAAATATATTAGCATCTGTTAGAAATTCATTGAAAACTTTTAATTGACCACGATCAGATTTATTGTCTTTAGGATGAATTTCCATACCCCTTCTAAACACTTCACTGGTTATGTGTCCTAGAGCAGTACGAATCTCAGCAACGGAATATGAAATTGTCTGTAAATCTTGAACAAGCTGTTGCCTGTATGCCATCTGATGGCGAACCCATGTATTAACAATGTGGTCAAGACCGATAGATGGGGCAGAGCCTGTATCGCCCTGTTGTTTCATCAATTGAATGATGTTCAAACCCTCATTCATATCTATCATTTGCTGCGCCATTCCGGGCATTTCAGGCATATATTCAGATAGTTTCATAACTTAGTCCTTGGGTAATTCATTTAGATTACTAGAAGCTATGGTATCCATAGCAGCCAGTTTTATAACTGCGTCCATAGCCTTTTCTTTTATGAAGTAATCCTGTGAACGATTACTGTGTACACGTAACTGTGCTAACTCATCATTCTGTTCTGATACTTTTAATTCTAACGATCTTACCTTTTCCTGCGCTGCACTGTATTCAGTAACAACGTGATCTATTTCTTCACTAGATCGCCCACTTGAATCTGTTACGTTATCTAAGATTCCTAAACGCCCCGCTTCTTTCATCAACGAAATAAAAGCGCCTTCAGATAAAATAATTACCGCTTCATTTGCGTCCTCAATATCATCTTCAGGATTAATTGTTTTTAGTGAATCATTCCACGAATCTAAGATACGCCACGTTCCAGACTCATCCCTATTAGCAATGTATTGCTCATCACGTTCTCTAAGAATATTACCTAATGTCATTACTGTTCTCCTTACTTAGCTTAACTATTATACTACAAAAACTAAAATTTACGCTATGTGACATTTACTC